GGGGAACCTCGCTTTCCTTTCGGAAAGGGAATTTGGCCTGTTCACTCCGGTTAAGTTCTATCTAACCTCTCAGCAGAGCACGAATGTTCAGTTGATGAGTAGCTCTAAACTTGAGCCTCTCGACCATCTTGTCTTTTCGACTAAAATCGATTCGACGAGGTAGATCGGGGAGGTTCGGGCGTAGTAGCGACTTATCAGTCGGACTCAAGTATAAGTTCTTAAGGTCTCTTTCGAGATATCTTATCCTTGTATTTCTGTCCGACCTGTATTCGTTTATTGCTGTTTGAATGACCGAGGTATACCGCTCATCCAACCCTGACAGTTCTATAAAAGCAACGCCAAAGTTCTTTGCGTTGTCTAGAACAGCTGCTTTCGCAGTGTCCAATGAGTTCTGAAATTCTTGTCTAATCAAGAAAGCGGCAGCTTGCCGGAAGGCTACTACAGCTTCTACGAGTCTGTCCTTACTTTCTCCTCGGAGAAGGCAAGTACTACGCCCGGAGAGACCTACACAAAATTGTGCAAGTTCCTCTAGCTGAATCTCGGTACCGGAAGGTACTGAAAATAAGAATTCCAACTTCTCAAACCTCTTGGAGTTAACCTTAAGGTAGACTTTAAAGTTAGGAGGTAGAGCAATTCTGGTTGAATACCCGCGAGATGATAGATTCTTTCACTCAAAAGTAAAGAGTTCGGGAGTATTACGTGTCGCCCATAGGGCTGACGTATATGCTCCGGTAATTTCTTTACCTTTGTAAAAGAATCTTTTAGCGAATTCGAAGCCAATAGCTGAAAAGTTATTGGTATAAGAAACTTCGAGATCATCTAACATCTTTAGGTACCTTTGATAAGCGTCTTTATTAAAAATAACGACGTCATCGCCCAGCACATGGTAATTGCCTTTTGCTGCTTGTTTTGAGCCGAAGCAATATCAAACAAGAACATGGTGACAAAATGCCATGAACGGTCAAGAGGATAATGCTCCCATAGGTTGTCCGACCTTGTATCGAACATGACTTTTGAACTCATCTTCTTGGTGCCAGTGGTCCTTGACCGACTTTGAAACTGTAAAGTCTCTGTCAAAGAGTCCAACCCAAGCGGTTCCGAGTCCGGACCGTCATATGTTACCTATTTCCTCATAAAGTTGCTTTGGAATACGGTCAGTTGCCGATGACATATCAGCAAAACCATAAAATGGTTTCGCTTGTGTCGCCTTCAACTTAGCCGTCTCCACAACTTTATTGTGATCAAATGTACAATCTTCTGGAATACTTTTCAGTATTAACATTAGATCGTCATGAAAATCACTTAAGAGGCTTTGAGTTAGTGAATCAACTATTGCGAAAACGCGGGGTTTAAGTTTCCCGGCTTCGTGAGTAAGAGAAATCTTACCAGTATGAAGTTGGCGATTTGAATCTACCAGCTCTTCGTATGGCTCGAGTTTATCTTCGACTCATTCGTCGGCATCTCCTTGATAATATGATTCTGCGAAAGCAATCAAATTGTCTTGAAGGTCCGATTTAATAATCGATGCGCGATCTCAAGGAAACGATGTGTAACCTACTCCGTTGGGAGTCGACTTTGATGAAACCATCATTCTCGGCGTCTGATATGTAGTTATTACATCAGTAACCTTATTGACGGCTTCAGAACCTATTTCTAGGTGTCTAATCCTTTTGGAATAGTTTGCCACCGCTCCCCCAACCGAATCCAAGCAGCGCGTAATAGCGGGCAGAGGATCGATTGTGGATGCATTGGTGATAGAACCGAGATTAGTTTTGGTAGGAATAGTAATTAGACAACGAGTACTAACTAATGTTAGGACTAGTCGAATTGAGGCAGTTTCTCCTTGGAGGCAATTGCTCTTAAGCCGATTACCTAATCAGGTTGGCCACCCGTTACTATCTTTTCCTAGACTAATCCCCGTGTGCTCCAGTCGCCCGTCTAGTTGATACAAGATCTGTTCAACGGATTCACCGGTAGCTTTCAAATATCTAACGGTATATTCTGATCCTTTATGTTTCAGGATGTGTCGTATATATGAAACACATCGGTCCGTTTCAGGTTTCAGATCAACTGGAAACAAGTGAACAAGTGTATGATTTAACATTCGGTTAAACTCATCAAATTCTTGATGGTCGTTTTTCTGTTTGTTGTGTACACGACGTTTATTTTGTAGAAATACAGAAAATGGCAGCAATCTATTGTTGTTGTTTAACGTTTTTCCGGGATTTATATGATTAATCATGTAATATCTGGTGAATGCAAACTAGGGTAAGATGTTAAAGTCTTTCCGGGAGTTCAATCCGGAGGTTCCCTCGTAAGAG